GGTATGAAAGAGATACCACAGGTCTTTACATAAGCAAAGACGTAGAAGCAAGACTCACATATACATTTGATTGGACAGATTGGTTGCCCACTGGCGACACTATCAGTGCGGTATCCTACACGTTACAAGTGCGTGCCAATGATCCTGATCCCCTAATTAGAAACAGTCAAGGCATCACAGGTGCCAATAAGAAAACTTATGTGGAACTGAGCGGTGGCAATGTGGGTAAAGTTTACAGCATCACTTGCCAAGTTACCACAACAGACGGCTTGATTGACCGTAGAAGTTTTAGAGTAAAAGTAGAAAATAGATCAGCATGATAGAAGAAAACAAAGATTCAGACCTATTGCCCAGCGAACAGCCCGAGCAAAGTCCTGACTTTCCCAAATGGGAATACGAAGAACGTAAGGATCCCAAGTGGGGAGAAGTTACTCGTCAAGGCCTAGTTATTGGTCGTGGCAAGGGCCAGCGTGTGGTACCTCCTGATGAAGTTTATAAATTAGCCACAATGGGATGCCCAGATAGAGAAATTGCTGAATGGTTTGGAGTGAATGAAGACACACTTAGATACAATTTTAAGTCCTATCTTACAAAAGCAAGAGCACACTTGAAGCAACGCTTACGTCAAGCGCAGTTGCGTACAGCAATAGAGGGAAACCCCACCATGTTGGTATGGTTGGGCAAGAACATGTTGGGACAAAGTGACAATCCTTACAATGATGATGACAACAAACCCCTACCTTGGGTAGATGATTAATGTCATTAAGTTCTAGTCAACAGTTGATAGCCACGGACTCTAAGAGATTTAGAGTGGTTGTGGCTGGAAGACGATTTGGCAAGACACATATCTCAATTAGAGAACTGTGTCAACACGCTGCCAAGCCTAGACAAGAAGTATGGTATGTGGCACCCACATATCGCATGGCCAAACAGATTGTGTGGAAGAAATTAAAATATAAGTTAATGGATTTAAAGTGGTGTCAAAAGGTCAATGAAAGTGAACTGACCATTACACTTAAGAATGGATCAACCATCAGTCTAAAAGGTGCAGACAATGCAGACTCATTGCGTGGTGTGGGTCTAGACTTTTTGGTATTAGATGAGTTTGCAGACATTGACCCACAAGCATTTTATGAAGTGTTACGCCCAACACTGGCAGACAAAGAGGGCAAAGCCTTGTTTATTGGCACACCCAAAGGCATTGGCAACTGGGCGCATGAAATCTACATGATGAGTGTGGAGCAGCCTGACATTTGGAGCAGTCACAGTTACACCACATTGGATGGTGGACAGGTCAGTGAAGAAGAAATAGAACAAGCACGTCGTGACCTAGATGAACGCACATTCCGTCAAGAGTTCATGGCCACCTTTGAAACATACACCGGCAGGATATTCTACAACTTTGATCGTAAACTACACGTGAAGAAGTTTGAACCTAAAGGACTTAGGGACTTGGATATCATTTACATTGGCATGGACTTTAACATTGACCCAATGAGTGCTGTTGTGTTTGTACGCCAAGGAGACGCACTACATGCCATCGACGAAATCCGTTTGTTTAGTTCTAATACCAAAGAGACTGTGGAAGAAATCAATAGCAGATTTCCAAAGAGTAAGATCTGGTGTTATCCAGACCCAGCCAGCAGACAAAGAAAAACCAGTGCTGGCGGCGTTACTGACCTCACCATCTTACAAAATGCAGGCTACGTTGTCAAAGCACCACTCAGTCACAATGCAGTTAGAGACGGAATCAACGCTGTCAATGCAAGACTGCTAAATGACAAGCGGGACATTAATTTATATTTTGACCCACGCTGTAAACACACTATAGATTGTATGGAGCGTTACGCATACAAAGAGAATAGTAGTCAACCAGATAAAGATTCAGGATACGATCATATGGCAGATGCTGTGCGTTATGCAGTAGATTATATGTTCCCCATTAAGAAAGATACATCCAGCGTGGTACAGCCACGACGCTGGTCACACAACATCGGAGTTTAAAACATCATGGCATTAGATATGAACCAATCAAGTCTAGAACAATATTTAAATATTACTTCTAGCAATTACCTCTACAACGATTACAAATCACGTTGGCAGTTCTACTTGGAAAGTTACTTGGGTGGCGCGGAATATCGCCAAGCAGGACACCTTGTTAGATATCAATTGGAAACTGCTAAAGAATATGCCGCTCGATTGGATTCAACACCATATGATAATCATTGCAAATCAGTGATTAGCACCTATGTGAGTTTCTTGTTCCGTGAACAGCCAGATAGAGACTTCGATCTTAATGGCATGGACTTTACACTGGAAATGTTTTTGCGTGATGCAGACTTGGAAGGTCGTAGTCTCGACGCATTTATGAAAGATGTGGCCATATGGAGCAATGTGTTTGGACATTGTTGGATAATTGTAACCAAGCCCAACGTGGGTGCTGTCACAGTGGCTGATGAACAGGCTGCTAATGTCAGACCATATCTCAATTGCATGACACCTTTAACTGTGTTGGATTGGCGCTGGACACGTAGTGCAAGTGGTCACTACCATTTGGACTACTTCAAGTATGTGGAAGAAATCAATGACAGCATGAGCGTGATCAAAGAATGGACCAAAGAAACAATTACAACTTATGTGGTTGACAACGCCAATCGTAAACTGCAAGACATGATAGAAGAAGCGAATGGTCTAGGTGAAATTCCAGCGGTGCAGGTGTATGCCACACGCAGTCCTGTAAGAGGCATTGGTGCAAGTAGCATCAGTGACATCGCAGATTTTTGTAAAGCCATATACAATGAGTACAGCGAAATTGAACAACTAATACGTTTGCAAAATCATCCTGCACTAGTTAAAACTGCGGACACTGAAGCAGGTGCTGGTGCTGGCGCAATCATCATGATGCCAGACAACTTGGATGCTGGGCTAAGACCTTTCTTACTGGAACCAACGGGCAATGGACTAGCCAGCATTTATGATTCAATACAGCGTCGTATAAACGCCATAGACAAAATGGCCAACACAGGTGCAGTACGTGCCACAGAAAGTCGCACACTGAGTGGCGTAGCAATGCAAACAGAATTCAGTTTGCTCAATGCCAAACTAAGTGAACTTGCAGACAATCTTGAACTTGCTGAAGAACAAATATTCCAATTCTATTACAAGTATCTAGGACAACAATGGATGGGTGAAATAGAATACCCAGGCTCATTCAACATACGTGATACCAGCATGGAAATAGAACAATTGGTACGTGCAAAAAGTGCCGCAACTGATCCAGTAGTACTGCGTAAGATTGATGAACACATACTAGAATGGATGGGCGAAGAGAAAGAAGCACTAGCCTTCATCGATCCCAATCCACAAACAGGTAGAACATATGAGGATGGTGAACTAATTGCAGACTCATTGCCCAATGCTTATCAACCCTCAACCAACCCTGAAGTACCAGCGGGACAAAACTGTGGCAACTGTGAATACTACAAGCCAGGTGAATTGTATTGTACAAAGTTTGATGCGCCAGTAAGAGCAGTGTACTGGTGTGCCAAGTGGGAAGAAGCAGAAAGTTATTCATAAAAGGAGATTACTATGAACACAGCAGGAAGAGGAATGGGCCGTGGTAAAGGTAAAAAACCACCAAAGCGTTGATTGGCTGGAATACTTCACAAGGATACAACGTATGTGTCCTTGGAGTTTGTCAGCATGGCTTAAGGGTGAAATAGACATAGTCACTACACGAACAATACGACCCTTGGGCCATTTTCAAGCAAGGATTTACATTTTAGATCTCACAAGACGCAGACTTAAAAAATTATGCCAACTGAGAGATCATGGAGAGGATGAATGGTTATGGAGTGAACCCGCTTATGGTGCTTATGGCACACCTGTGCCCTGTCTAATACAACAGAACAGAGCAAGGTTAAATTCACTACGTAATAAGTCATTTTAGTAGCAATTAACAGCATTTGCACTAAATAATAATACAACAAATTACTCTGAAAGGGAGGCGATGCACAATGTCAGAAAATACATTGGTACAAGATAACGCAACTGATGCGGCAGCACTAGATGGTGAAAATCAGGCACAGGCAACAAAGACTTATAGTCAAGCAGAAGTAGACAACATGATGGCCCGTATGAAAGGCTCATTGGAAAAGAAACTTCTAAAACCATATGCAGACCTTGGTGATCCAGAGGAACTACGCACACTGCGAATAGAAGCAGAAAAGCGTGCTCAGGAACAACAACTCAAGCGTGGTGAATTCGAAAAGACTCTAAGTGAAAAAGCCGAAAAATGGAATGCTGAAATCCAAAAGAGAGATAGCATCATTAAAGAATACAAGGTCAACACGCCCTTGTTAAGTGCCGCAGCAAATCATAGAGCAGTTGCACCCGAACAAGTCAAGGCATTGTTAGCCAATCAAGTTAGACTTAATGATGATGGTGAAGTAGAAGTGGTAGACAGTGCAGGCTCAGTTCGTTATACGGACAAGGGTGCGCCGTTAGGAGTTGAAGACCTAGTGAGAGAATTCTTGGATTCGAATCCTCATTTTAAATCTGCAAGTCCTGCAACTACTAACACCAAAAGTAATTTCTCAGGTGGATCAAATGGCAAAGTAGATATTAAAAGTCTGGACATGAAAAATCCAGAACACCGTAAAATTTACGCACAGTATCGTAAAGACAACGGTATAGCCTAATACACAACAAGGAGAATTATTATGGCCGGTTCAACAACCACAAGTTTAAATGACCTGTTACCCAGCATTGTTGCAGAAGCAATGTTCGTAGCAAACGAGCGCAGTATCATGCGCGGTCTCGTTAAGAATTACAACATCCCATCAGCAAGTGGCAAAACTATCACAGTGCCAATCTACCCAGCACAAACTGCGGCAGCATTGACAGAAGGTGATGAGATCAGCAACACTGAAGTTGCAACAAGTGGTGTTACACTAACTGTTGCTACCAACGCAATCCGTACTATCGTTACTGACTTGTCACGTGTGGCAAGTGCCAGCAACGTGGTTGCTGACATTGGTCGTTTGTTCGGTGAAGCAATTGCCAAGAAGATTGACAAAGACCTAATTGCTTTGTTCACTAACTTTGCAACAACTGTTGGTTCAAACAGCACAACTTTTACACCTGCTCTATTAGCCAGAGCCATTGCAAATTTGCGTAATAATGCAGTTCCAAGCGAAAACTTGGCCTGTGTTATCCACCCATATGTTGCCTATGACTTGAAAGCAAGTTTGACCAACACTTATGCAAACCCTAACGCTGGCGTTATTCAAAATGATGCAATGCGTACAGGTTATGTAGGCACATTGTTTGGTGTTCCAGTGTTTGAAAGTTCAAACATCACTGACACAACTGGTGACAGTATCGGTGCTGTATTCCACCGTGATGCACTAGGCTTGGCAATGATTGGCGATATCACTATCGAAACTCAGCGTCGTGCTAGTTACCTAGGTGATGACATCATCGCTAGTTGCCATTATGCAGTTGGTGAGTTGTATGACTTATACGGTGTTAAGATCAGTGCAGACAGCACATTGGCTGACGCAGCCTAATTGTAGTTTTGAATTAGTTTACTGACATTTACTAATTCTCCCGGAAGGGCTTACCAAAAGTAGGCCTTTCTTTTTGGTTAAATGTTGCTATAAACCAAATTATTTCCCAAACCAAATACCAAAATGATATCATTACGCATATGGTTTAGAGGAACCTAGGTAAATACAATATCAGCAAGAAGGACTTGCAGATTAATTTAATGAGAAGGACTCACTTATGGCATACGCTACCCTTGACGACCTAGTTTTGGTCGAACCAACTATAACAGAATATGGTGTACTTGATTGGGATGCAGAACTAGCCCGTAGTGAAACTGAAATTAATCGCATACTGCAAGTTCGTTGGTGGCCCATCTACAAAAAAGATCGCGGCGCATCACTGACATTTACCAGCACATACCTAACAGATAGTCAATGGACACAGGCCACTGTGTATCACGCACTGGCATATCACATTGCACCCAAACTAACCAAGTTTGAACAACAGGGCAATGAAGACAAATTCCAAGTAATGATGAAATACTATCAAGGTCGTTTCGAACACGAAATGGATCTATGCTTACGCTTGGGTGTTGAATATGATTTAGACAACAACAACACTGTCAGCACTAGTGAAAAAGATTCATATAATCAATTGAAGTTGACAAGATGAGTATACGTGAAGAGTCTGCTGTCAATATTGTTGACACACTTAAAGAAATAACAGCGCCCAAACCCGCGCTGGTAACACGTGATCCATTTGACGTAGAGAAGTTGGCAATCACACAATTCCCAGCACTGCTAATACAACAAACACAAGAAGAACGTACAACCATTACCATGGGCATACCAGGATCAGGACGTCGCACTGGTGTTATGACCTTTGAGATTCGAGGCTTTGTGCGAGGCACAGAGTTGGATACCAAGCGTAACGATCTTATTGAGGCTGTGGAAAACGCATTGGACAGTGACCGTTATCGTAATGTTACTGGGGTTACGGATACTCAAATAGTCACAA